AGTATTTAGCTGACAATTTATCGGAAGTCTGGCCATGCCTAGCATAATAAGACTTTCGCCTCATTTTATCTTTTTTCGTTTTAGGGTTTTTTCCTGCACCTGTTACACCCTGTTGACCAAACCTAATTGTCTTAATTTTATCTCCAACCTTTGCAACCACAATATGGCTTTTGGTTTTATGATTTGGTGTTCTCTTCGGCTTATTGTATCCAGATACCCCTGCCTTTTCTAATCTATAATCTTTTGCCATTTAAATAATCCATGATGTATCAGGCCTGAAAACCTTCCTACTATTCCACCTGCCATATGATCCAGAGGCCAATGCACCCTGATCGGCAAATGTTAAGACAAAACTATCCGCAACGTCTGGAGACCTCTGGCCTCGCCTTTTCATCTCGTCTTTACTTTCAATCTTTAACTTACCTGTCGATAAATATTTATAACGAATACTGGTTAACTCCTGTATCAAGGCATCGTCTTGGGGTATCTTTACATCCCTGCCCTCAAACCATTCCCTAGCATTCCAAAATAATTCATCTCTTAACCTGCCAAATTTATCCTTCAGACTAGCTGATTCAGAAACTGCCACCGATACCGCAGGAAGATCTAATTCTTTGAGCCTGTCAGCCAATCCTGCACCAATACCAATCGCATCAATGTAAATAGCCTCTGGCCTGTCAGAATATCTTACCGCCTCGTACTCAGATAAAATAATTCCTGCCATCTCCATAATGTCTTTGCCAGAATAAGTCTTAATCGGCTCTAATAACTCCTGACCCCTTCTCTTGGCCAAGGCCGACCTGTCAGATCCGTATCTGGCTACATCAACACCCCAAACAACTGGTGTTGTCGGTGAAGGCTCTACATCCCTTGTAATAGCTGTTTCAAGTAAATGCATGGGCAATAACACATCATCAGACTGATCAGGAAAATCACCTGCCACCCTGACCCTCCAAATATTGCTATCCTCAGAATATTTGGATCTCATGTCCTCTAAAAACTGTTCGGATACATATTCACTTTCCAAACAACTTACCTTCATCGTAAACCAACGATGTCTCATGCTATGGAAGGCCTCATAAAAATATCCGTCAGACCTTGTGGGGTTACCACACATAACAACCTTCGCACCCTCGGTAGATAAACTACCTTCCGCAACCTGAAATATAATATCAGGAATACCAGAGGCCTCTTCACAAATAAAAAGCATATTCTCAGAATGAAAACCCTGTAAACTCTCTGGACTTTCCCTTCTGGATACCCTGCATACCGCATAACTGTCTTTTGCACCATGTAAGGCAATTTTATCCGACTTTATGTCCAACTGACTTTTAAAGCCATCAGGCAACTGCCTGTACCATTTATCCAATTCAGTCCACAAAACATCCTGCAACTGGTGTTGTGTATTTCCAGTAATTGCAATCTTGCAAGGATAATGAGTAAGCATCCACCATAAAATCAACCATGACTGAAAGGCTGTCTTTCCAACACCATGACCAGACCTGATCGCAACCTTATCATTTTTTTGTATGCCCCTTAATGCCTTCTTCTGCCACTTCTGGGGGGTAGCATTCAATACCTTCTCTACAAATAAAACTGGATCGTTTCGTAATTTCAATAATGTTTCAGTCGCTTTATCCAAAAGTCCGCCCCTATCCCTCCAACATGGCAAGGGGAGACCCCATGTAGATACCAACGTAATTATGAGGGGTATATATATTTTACACCTGCCCCCTGCCTGTCTCGAAGGGGGGGGGTAAAACAGAAAATCCCTGTAAAATTCCCTGATCTGGTTATCCAAATAGTTACCCAGATATATGTTTGTTAATTAATTCAATAACTTAGCTAGTGTATTCGTCAGGTTAAATATGTAACGACACTAATTTATTGTCTTTTTTTCTTCTTTTTCTGCCTCGTGCGTGCGTAATGCGTTACTTGTTGTAGTACCATCTACTATCTCCCCAACCGCTTTTAATGCATCCACATAGCTAGTTTCATGCTTAACTTCCATCCTATGAATGTCTCCATACTTCTTAGGTGCAAGTTTCATTGCATTCCACTTCAATCCATCAATAGCTACTCTTCCTGCATTAGGATCTAAGCTACCATCAACTACTCTATCCACTAGATCTAATATCCTATCAGCCATAACCTGCCCTCTATTCTCCATAGCAAGTGAATACTTTAATGCAAATGCATCGTCTTCATTTAGCTTCTTGGATACTATTCTCCATGAAGGCATATCTTTATCATTACCGCATACATCTCTTGCAGATCTTCCTTCACCAATTCTAGCTAGAAACTCTTTCCATTTTTCATCATTCATTCGTGGCATAATTCATCCCAATAAAAAAGGCCAGATACTTCGCTACCTGACCTTCCAACATTTTATGAAGAAAGATATGTTCGATCACTTTCAATTAAGGCATCTGGAGCAATCGTCAATAATCCATCTTGTAAAAAACAGTAAATTCAAAAGTTCTTTATGTCAAATTAATTTTCTTGTAATTTAATAATAATGCAATTAATATTCCTTCAAGACATAATTAGAGGAGATGTTATGAACTTAAACGAACTTATAATATACACACTTGGCATATCCATGTGTTGGATTTTCTTTTGGTTTATTCTGGTGATATCATGAAGAAGCTACTTGATTATGAAGAATTAATGATTGTTCGCAGGTGGCATTTATTGAACCATGAATGTTTTGAATCACATTACAATCTTGAAGCTAACAAGGATGACCCAGATCTAAAAAAACTCAGGCATTTAAAAAAAGAGATGAAAACTCATCTCGTACACATGGCCAAAGTTGATACTGCAATTAAGTCTAGGTATCATCAGGCTAAAGTTGGAGAGGATGGATTTAGGATTTTAAACTCTTAAATGCATCAGCTAGGTCATCCAGACTTAATCTAAATATCTCAGCCGAGGCTTTCACGTTTCGGCTGTTTTTTATTGCCCACTCTTTAGCTGATAAATTAAAACAAATAACATCCTGTACACAATCAAAACTTCTGCTTCCCATCAATCTTTTGATCTTATTATAATCTGCAAATGCTTCTGAACTGAGATTAAAGGTCTCTGCATAGGTCTTATCTATTCTTTCCTTACTAAAACTCATGGTAACCTTTTGTACCCTTCCTGCCCTTTTAAACAAGGATAAAAATCTAATGGCAGTCTGGTGTTGATCATAATTGATAATATCCTTCTTGTAGTAGGTATCAATCCACAATTGATCTGTAACGTATAATCTTTTCTCACCTGCTCTATTCGTCTGCTTCTCAATAACTTCATGCTTCTTGAGAAACTCAGGTGTTGGTAATACTCTTTCAGTCTGAATATTATATTTTTTCTTTTTCTTTTTCATCCAAATAAATCAAATTGATTATCCTGCTTAACCTTAATAATTTCTTTGCCAGAGTTTATTGCTTCAAGTTCTTGCATCATCTGGTCATATTTAATTCTGTTTACCTTCTTCAATTCCTGCATCAGTTCTTCATAGGCCTTATCGACCTGCTTTTGTTGTTCTGATGTAAGTCCGTTATCATACAGCTTATTCATATTTTGATAGCCTTTTACAATTACATTTAGATTTAAATCCATAACCCCAAAATGGAAACCAGACATATTCTTTACACTTCTCACATTGAAGTGTTTTGTTGTAAGGTGCTTTTATCTTTACACAATATTTAATAACTTTACCTGTCATTTTATTAAAAAATACTCCTGTAAGCCTCTGGTTGTCAATGGTTTGCCATCTATAGTATAAATTTCAGTTGTTCCATTCCTCATAGCATCTCTAAATGCTTCCCTGATCTTATCCCAGTCTTCACCAATTAATCTGTTATCAGTCTTGCTTTTCCTATAGATCCTATCAATCCAGTCTTCAATCATATCTTTTCCCTGCTGAGATAATTCTTTTGTTGGCCTACTTTTCTTAGCAATCGACTTCGCACTAGCCATTAAATATTCTGAAACATTATATTTTTCATTCTCAGTACAATGTTTAAATACCTGACATAGTTCATCACAGGCATGATCCATATCATCTTTTCTATCATTACTAGCTACATTGATCAGCTTGGATAAAAATGCCCTCGAATTTTTAGTTGTTGTCTTTTGTTTTTCTAGCCAAGGTAAATATAATTTCCATAATTTATCTCTTGGATTTAAATAGGCGATTTCGCCTTTATCTACTTTATAGTTATTAGATGTATTAGTAGATAAAGTAATATCATCTGATATATTATATATTATATCTTCGTGTGACGTTTCCGTCACATCCATTTTTGGGAGTGACGTTTGCGACACATACTTCTCAAGCATAGGCAGTCGATATTTATTCACCTTATTTGGCTCTTTGATTATTTCAATTAATCCTTGCGAAGCCAGACTTTGAATGTGCCTGTTTACATTTTCCCTTCTGATCTGGCATTGTTTACCAAGCCTATCCTGAGATGGATAAGCGAATTTAGAAACGTCATTATAATGGTTACAGATCCTGAGTAATATTTGCCATTCCATAGGACTGGGTAAAGATAACTCAATACACCATGCAACCGCCCTCAAACTCATTAACTTCGCCCTGCAATAAGTTCTAAGGCATCATCGTAATCCATAACCATTAAGGCCTTATTGTTGTCTGACTTGATAATTAATGCGTCATGGCCATCAATCCACTTGTATATTTCCTTAAAGCCACTTGCCCTGCATTTAACTTCAATGTGCCACTTCTCACCGCCTGTTTTATTCAGTATTAAATCGCCCTTCATAACATCTGTAGCACCACTTAATGGCACTCGGTAACACTCGATATCATCATGAAGCAAGGCCTGTTTTCTTAGGTTGTTTTCAGTCCTGTAACCTTTATCTCTCGATGCTTTTCCCATGTATCCAATCCTCCAATGCAACTTGACCATTTGACCATTTATAAATCTCTATCATATGCTTACCAGAGGGCAAGCCTTTTTGATAGAGCCACTTATTAACCGATGATTGATTTACACCCAACAGTCGTGCTAATTCGACCTGCCTGATGCCTTTTTCAACCATATATGCACTTAATTTCATGTAAATTTATCCCCTTTATTCGTTTAAGGCATATATTAATATGAAAAATAAAATTTAATCAACTGAAAAAAAATTTGATTAATTATGCCTTGTAGTATAATCTGGTGAAAATTATTGAGGAGATTGTATGAAAGAATACTTTAAACAATTTCAGCTATCTGAGAAAAACCTAGCTGAACGTAAGCTAAAAGTTACAGGTACAGACATTTGTATTTTAGCTGATGGCGATCCTGAGAAAGTTTTTAAACTCTATAAAGAGAAGACTAATCAGCTACCGCCAGATGATTTGACGAAGGTATGGCCTGTCATAATGGGGCATATTACAGAGACTGCCAATTTAGAATGGCAGGAAATGGAAAATAACTTTCTTATCAGGCATAGACAACAAGTCATTGATGGTGAAAAAGTTACAGACGAAAAAGAAAAAAAATATAATTTTATGAGATGTACAATAGATGGAGCAATTGAGCCTTATAAGGGTGCAGTTGCAGTCATTGATGCCAAGTTTACTTTTGGTAGGCCAAAAAAAGGCGAAGAGTACAAGGATGTAATTCCTAGGCTTATGAAATATTATTCACCGCAACTTCATTGGAATGCTTTTTTATTGGAGAACTATTTAAAAAGACCAGTTAAATATGGCCTATTATCTTTTATAAAGGCAGGTGATAAACCATTACTTGAAGAAATGAAGATAGATAAAGACTACCAAAAAGAATTAATTGAAGTTGGTAACTATTTTCATAATTGTGTGGTTCATGGTTTTGATCCAGTCGATTTACCTTCAATACAGGACTTTGTGCCAGAAGGTGACCTGATTCCAATAAGCATGGAACAGGATGAGAAATGGAAGCAATTTGCTAATCAAATTATTCAAACCGATGGAGCAAATAAAATATATAAAGAGGCCTGTGATGGTCTTAAAAAGCTAGTGCCTGCCAATGCTAAAGAATGTTTTGGGCATGGTGTTAAAATTAAAGTACAAAAGAATGGAAGTAAAAGGGTAGAAATATGGAAAAAATAGGAAACATTACAACAAAAATGATTGAACCAAAGACAACTGCCAAGCCAGTTGAAACTTTATATGAAGCAAAAAAACGATGGATCATGGGAGCAAAAAGATATCTTGTTAAGACTGAAAAAAATAGTTTTTTACAGGGTGCTACTTATGCCAAGTTACCTCATGTTCAAAGGTGTTTAGATAGTTGTGTAAAATATGATTTACTAATTCAAAACACTATTGAGTTTGTAGATGTAGGTACTGAAGGCAAAAGTATTTTTGTTACCAAGTTAATTCATTTGCCAACAGGGCAAACTGAAATATCAAGAGTGCCAATTATTTTAACTAAAAATGATCCACAGGCCTTTGCTTCTGCAATGACTTATTATAGACGTATTGTTGGTGCTACAATGCTTGATGTAATAACAATTGATCCAAAAATGGAAAAAGATTTCGCTGAGTATCTATTCGATGACGATGACGATGCTAACGAAGCCTCAAATAATGAAGACAATAGTAAAGATACTAAGTCTTCTAAGTCTGGGTCTTCCAATCTCCTCAATAAAGATGGAGACCCAGATCCTTTATCTTTTGATGAACTTAAAGAGAAAATTGCAAATGCTGATGAGGATGAACTTCAGGAACTTTGGAGACTGCATAAACCAAAGGATGAAAAAATCATTCAATTATTTAGTGAAAGAAAAAAAGCATTAACTGAAAGGAAGTAAAATGGAAGAAAAAAAATTAATCAAGTATGGTACAGATGATTTTACTGTATCAATAAATAAAAATGAAAAGACTGAGGACTGGCATTGCGACTGGAGTTGCAAAATAGTTCTTGATAATGGCAAGGTTTTATGGGCAAACCTTTACAACAAAAATGACAATTGGATGGCAGGTAAAATCAAAGTAGATGAGACTAAGCCAGTTGAAAATAAAAAAGAGGAAGAAAAAGAAGACGATGGCGATGAAATCCCTTTCTAGAACTTTCTTTTTAAATAAGGCAGGATCACTTATTACAGGTGATCGGCAAAAGGCTTATGGTGATGCCGAAATAAACTTCGGCAGAACCGCTAAGTTCTGGCAAACATATTTAGAGGGTAGAGACTTAGAAAAAGACCCTCTAAAGCCTCATGACGTAGCTATATTAAATCAGCTACAGAAAATTTCTAGGATTGCAAACGATTATAAAAAAGTTGATAATTGGATAGACTTAGTAGGGTTTTCTGCCCTTGGCGGAGAACTAGCTTGTAAGGTGAGGAAATATGTTAGAAAAAATGTGTTTAAGATGCAAAGTGAAAATGAACCCAATGGCTGAACAGGATCAATTTCGCTGTCCAGTTTGTTATACAGTTTCTGAAATAGACCCAGAGGAATATATATTTAGAGATGATCCGAGGGCGCTGAAGGAAAAAGATTATGGCAGGTACATTCGTAAAAGTACCGATGTTTTAAAAAAAACGGAGATAGATTAATTATGTCACACTTAAAAATATCAAATCATGAAATAGAATTATTTATTAGAGGCATGAGAGTCTACAAAGACAAATTATGGGAAGATCATCCTTATGATTATTCATACAATCATGAGATATCAAAAGAAAAAAGATATGTCGATCAGACCATTGGTAAAATGGAAAATGAATTAAAGGTTAGGGCAATGAGGCCTCATAGAGTGACCGCCTGATGTTTAAAGCAATAGGATTAATTTGTTCTGCTTGGATTGTAAATGGTGAGCCTAAACAGGCTTGTTATACTCATAAATTTAGGTGGGAGTTTGAAACTAAAAGAGAATGCCAGATTAGATTTTTACACTACAGAACTAAAGAAAAACCAATATGGCAAAATATTGTTTTAGGCGAATGTTTTAAGGATAAATAAATAATGAGTTTTAAATTACCAAAAGAAAAGGTTTTAATTAGTTTTAGTGGTGGTCGAACTAGTGGGTATATGCTGTATAAAATAATTGAAGCTAATAATGGTTTAAACTCAAATGTAAAAGTTACTTTTGCTAATACTGGTCGTGAGATGCCAGAAACTTTAGATTTTGTTCAACAATGTTCAGAAAAATGGAGTGTTCATATAGATTGGCTTGAATTTGATTATAAATCTGTAAACAAAAATAAAAACAAATATTCATTTAGAGAAGTTTCACACAATTCTGCTTCAAGAAATGGAAAGCCATTTATTGATATTATTAAAGCAAAAAAAACTTTACCAGATGCTTTACAAAGATTTTGCACAGTTGAATTAAAAATTAGAACAATTACAAGATTTCTTAAATCACTTGGTTGGCAAAGTTGGATAAACACAATAGGCATTAGAGCAGATGAAAGTCATAGAGCAAAAGAATCAAGACAAAAAGAGTTTGTGAATTGGTTTCCTTTATTAGATAACAAAACAACAAAACAAGATATTTTAGATTTTTGGAAAAAACAAAGTTTTGATCTGAAAATAACTCGTGGGTTTGGAAATTGTGATGGTTGTTTTTTAAAAAGTGAAAGAACTATTTCGGTACTTTGGAAAATGCACCCAGAAAGGGCAAAATGGTGGAGTGATTTGGAAAAATTAAGACATGGTCTTGATAAAAGAAAAAGACAATTTCATAAAGCAAGAACCTATGAACAAATTGGTCAATTTGTAGAACAGCAAGGCGATTGGATTTTTGACAATGAAGATGCTTTATGTCAAGCAAATGATGGAGAATGTACAATATAAAAAATAACTTTTACCTCAACTTTCTATACAATTCATCGGCCTCAGATGAACTTCTAGCCTGTTCAAGATCAACTAATGTGTAATTAGTCTCGGCAGTATTTGATAGCTTACTATGCCCCATTCTGGCCTTCCTGATATGTGGCGGTACTAATGCTATCAAAGAAGTATTAAAATACTTTCTAAAGCCACCGATGCCATGATACTCAACACCTGCATTCTTACAAATAATTCTAAGTGTTCTTCTCATTTGATCCTGACAAAATGGCTTCCTGTTGTATCCATCATTTATACTTGCTTCGCTTGGAAAAATTGGGTCATTAAGTGTATCTCCAAACCTTTCAGAATTTAACTGCCTAAAGTATGCTCTTAATTTGTGTCTAAACTCAGAAGGCAAACCTAACACTCTTTTTCTGAAACTAGTCTTAGTCTTTTGCTCATTACCTTTATTATCGACAGTTCTAGCTACAAGTAATTGGTTGTTGTCAAAGTCTAAATCAGACCACTTTAAACCCTGTAATTCGTTAGCTGACAGGCCTGTAAAAGTAGCCAGATTAATGAAACACTCCATATATAAACTTGTTTTTACTCGAAGTAATTTAGTAATGTCGGCCTCAGAATATCCACCCCTTTGATTCTCTTCACCCCTGACCTGTATTCTACTATTAGAATTGTTAGGATTGTTTACAATAAAACCTTTATCAATGGCATATTTAAAAACCATATTAAGGGTACTAAGGCAATGAAGGATAAGTTTCTTAGACTTATTCTTATCGGCCAGATGATTTACAAATAAGTTCACATCACCAGTTGTAATATCCTTGACTGGCTTCTGGCCAAAGAATGGATTTAAATGTAGTTTAATGTGCCTTACATCGTTGTCCTTGGTTCTTTCACTAATGCCATTGACTTTACGACCTACCGCCATCTTTCTGGCTTCTATGGCCATATCAGCTACACTTTCAAACTTACCCTCGGCATATAGCTGATTGTAACTATCCAGAGAATTAATTAAGTCCTGTCTCTTAGCTTCCAGTTCAGACTTATTTTGATTGGTCATTCTAGAATATTTATCAGGGTACTGGCCTGTAATTCTACACTTCATTTTATAGTTGAAAGCATAGGACTGAAACTCCTTCCCATGCTTCATACCTTTTAAAACAAATATATTTCCTACTTTATAATTAGTCATTTTCTTTCCCCTCTAAGAATTGAATTTCACCGCTAGGTAGTTGAACCATTAGTTGCTTACAACCAATGGCCAATTGTGCAAACTCACAGACAGAAAGAAATTTTTTTGTATCTTTCTCTGCAACTGCAACTTCAATTTTGACACAAGATAAAGTCCTAGGATCTGTAACAGACCTGCCCTTGACTTCGTAATAAGTGCAACCATCAAAATGTAACAATAGTTGATCACAAACAATTCTTACTGACTGCAAGAATGCATCCTCAAATTTATCCTGTCTTGGTAAAATCATGAAAGCTATTTTTTTCATTATGCCACCTCTTTTGATAAAATTTCTTTTACTTTAAGTCTCTGCAATCTAGTCTGCTTGAGTACACACTTGTCAAAAGTTTTAGGTGCATAGCTTGTATGCTCTTTTACAAAGCCAGTAACGACCACTTTGTCACCCTTCTTAACTAGTTTCCAATCACTATCTTTAAGAACTGTTGAGCCTTTATAAATAAAAACATTACCAGTTTGATCAACAAAAGTGTAAATGTTAACTTCACCCCAATATCCATTGAAACTTGCGAAACGAGTATGAGTTAGTTCTAACTCAACTTTCTCACCAATGTTACCAACATATTGAGATGCTTTAGCTTCTTGAATAAATTTACCTCTCCAACACTTAGTTTTGATTGGTAAAGATCTAGCCTTCTTGTAAGATTTCTTTCTTCCCTTTATAGCCTTGAAACGAAGTCTGTCAGACAATGCCTCTTCAAATAAAGTTCTGATCTCACTTTTGTCAGACCAATCCCATCTTTCAGACATTCTTTGAAACCAGTTTACGTCACCACAAATTTTTCTCCATCTTTCTGCCCAAACCTTTTCAGCCTTAAGTTCCTCTGGAGTTTTGTAGTCAAAACCTCTTTGAGCCTCTTTCTCAGTAGTAAGGTGAAGTATTTTAGAAACTTTCCATTCTTCACAATACTTCTTGGCTTTCTCATTAGCCTCTTTGAAGTCAGTAGATAGATTTACAAGGTGATGAGTTCTAAACTCATCCCTTGGAATAGGTCTGCCAATTTGGTCTTTACCCCAAACTGTTTCAACCCAATTGACGTACAAACAAAATACTTTGTACTCTGAACCTAACCCTACATAGAGTGATGACAATCTATCACAACTAGTAACGAAATCTTTTGCATATCTTAAATTATTCATAATTATCTCCAAACTCTATTGTTAACATCACTTGCCCAATTGCTTTCATATCTAGGCTTACCATCATTACAAGCCTTGATAATACCAATCATAATGCCATGAACATTGAAACCACGATTGTCGCAATAAACAGTATCGTAATGAGTGCCATCTGCATGACAAACTTGTATCTTAGCAACACCACCAAATTTTTTGATGATTGCAGAAACACCAGTTTCCTTGTGTTGAAAAGCATTTTTCATGGTTCTTTTTAAATTTTGGTAACCATTTTTTCTCATAAAATCTCCTCAATAAATAAAGTTACATATAGTATATATGTATTTATGCTTTCAATGCAAGTTATTTGACGAAAAAAAATGTAAATTAGGCAAAAAAAAATCCCCAGAAACCGAAGCCTCTGGGGTAATAATTTGTTTGGATAACTATTTGGGTAACTATTGTGGCGGTTTTTTGATGTGCTGAGCCACCTTTTCACCTGACCTGCCTAGAACATACCCACCAACTCCAACAGTCAGTAGTGTCCATAATTCGTCTGGTAAAGGTATCATCATTTTGCTTCCTGTTGTCACCTCTATTAATGGAAAGATTAAGTAATTTACACTTACAATTGCGGTAATATTTAGCATCAAGATCGGTCTCCAAGATCTAGCAATCCAACTCTCACTTTTCGCTTCAGCAAGTACAATTTGACTAGCTGATGCCTCAAGTTGTTTTGAATTTTCTAATAAAGCTAACCTGACTTTGTTTTCCGCATCCCTTTTTTTATCTGGATCTGGTATTGCTTCTTTTACAATGTCACCAACGATTGGTGCTAATGCTGAAATTAAAGATATCATAAAAGTCTCCCTTCTTTTACTTCTTGGCATCTCCATCTGGTAGGCTTGAATGACTTCATGTATTTACCAACATCACTAGCCATTTCCAATGCCCTTACTTTGCATTCGTCATATGAATTGAAAATTACAGGATACTGTACATTTTCTAATGTAATGCAATAATTTGGAATAATCATACTACAGGCTACAACGACAGCCTTAAACATCCTGCCATTGACCAGTTCGCATTTGTTCAGCTAATTCAATGCTACGTTGCCCTACCTGCTTACTCCAACGACTGTTTAACATCTCCTTTGATGCTAATTCAAAGTTGCCTTCAGATATATGAGCAATCATGTTCTGAAACTTTTTCAAGGTTGGATACCCTAGATTAAATGACATATTCTCGATTACAGCCTTCCTGACAGGATCTAAGTCCATATACCATTGATCATTCACAAGTTCCTGTTTTACCCTGCCTATGTCGTTTAAAAGCAGTAATTCGGCCTCTTCTTCTGTAATTCCTATGTCTTCAAGGTTTCTGCCTACACCAATAGTTGTTTTGCCAGATGTACACTTGTATGGCATTAGTTCTAATCCCTCATGCCTTTTAAGTTGTGCAATTAAATTACTCATAAACTACCTTTCAAGTATAATGCCCAGAAGTAAATTGCAACTCCACCAACAGTAGCTACACTAATTCCAACTACACATTTTATTATAAAATCTCTTTTTTTAGCTTGTTCTTCTAATTGTTTTTTACGTTCCGCCCTGACTTGTGCAATGGTGGCCTGAAGTCTCTCCCATTCGCCTGTTGATCCATATAAAAGAAACATTGAACGTAATTCTTCATGCATTTTTTTTTGTTCTTCTTTTTTAAAATGAAGATCCAATGCATCGGAAGTTACACCACCAAAACCCAAAAAACCCTTTTTTTTTCTTTCTTTTCCAAAATTAAGTTCGGCCTCGGCATTGGCATATTTTTTTATATAGTTGGTAGCACTCGACAAATCTTTGCCCATAGAAATAATTTTCTTTATTCCTGCATGAGCAGATGTAAGCATTCCAAATGCACTAATGGGGTCTATCATTTATGTATCCTTATTTAGAGAGAACTTTATCTAATTTATCCTCAAGTCTATGAATAGCATCCATCACCCCTTGAACGTCAGACTTTACGTCTTCCCTTCTTGCATACTCTTCACGTGTCTTATTTAGCAGTATCTGTATACGTTTTACCTCTTGGAACATTTTGTTAAATGCCCAACCAAATGGAACAACGATCATTGTCAGGATAATGTTCCAAAACAACATGGCATCGATTTCACCCATTATGCGAGGTCTCCGTTAATTTGTGTCATAGCAGGGTCTTGGTCTTCTAAACTTGCCCCACCATCTGAAACTACCACTCTGTATTTGTTTGTAGCGAGAGTTGAGGCATTAATTACCGAATGATCGCCAGCACCTGAAGGACACCCACATGCAACTGAATATTCAGTATTGCTCATGTTGTTAGTAAAAAAAGGGTCATAGTCACCTGTACCATCATCAGTAACTGAAGCACAGTTAAAACTGTCACTTATGGCAAAAGTGCCTGTGCCATCTAAATTTACCCAATGCTTCGACAACCCTTGTTGCAGACTAGTCGTAGCAGTACCCTCACCTCTAACAGTTATAGCATTAGCAGAAGTGTTGCCAACTAATGCATCGACATTTAATGTACTCATTTATTATCTCCTATACTAGCCATTATGCAAGGTCTCCTAAAATTGCAGTACAAACAACATTATCTGCATTACTTAAACTATAGTCTGGAGAATTATATGTATATACTGAACTTGTTGTCTCACTATAAAACTGATGTTGGTAGTACGCTTTTATTGCTCCATCACTTGAGCCTACAACTGAATATAAAGCATCATTCATATTGTTTGTATAATTTGTAATTGTTACACCTGTGGCATTATCAGTTATACTTCCAACATTAAAACTTCCTTGAATAGTTTGTGTGCTTCTTTGGTCAACATGAACATAAACTTTAGCCAACCCTTGTTGCAGATTAGTTGTTGTACTACCACCTTCACCAGTCACAAGTATAGAACCTGCTGTGGTGACACCAGTAAATTTATTTACCTTTATTTCACTTGCCATTATGCTAAACTCCCAAAATATACATTTGTAGTTCCATCTTGGTCTACTACACCACCATTTACATAAACTATACCAACCCTTACTGAACCAGTAGCTAATGTTCTAGTTTGTGGTTGTCTTAATTCGTTACCACTAGTAACTCCACCTTGTCCTGTAGTTATGTCATTTGCGACACTAAAAGCATTTGTAAAACTTAAAGTATAATCACCAGTTCCATTATCTGTACCACCAGATACATTAAGTGTTGCATTTAATGAGTTATTAGAAATATGGTATCTAGCAAATGCTTTAGAAACAGATAACACTAAATTTTGTGTAGCTGAGCCATCTACATAAGTAGAGTTAGAGCCTTTGACTTTTACATTTGTGCCACCACTACCTGCTTTATCTACGATGGTATCTACATTTATTTGTGAACTCAATTTGTTCTCCTATATATATGGATTATCACCTAATAAATCTGTATCCCAAGCATTCTTGAGTTCAGTAATTGTTGAGGCATTTGATATTGAACTTAAGGCAGGTGCATCTCTAAGATTTGTTTTTTTAGTTACACTTGCTGACTTTGCAGTTACATCATCTGCTTCCATTGCTTTCATATAAGCAACATCTTCAGCTTCAAGTAGAGGCTGTCTCACTTCTCTTATTTTATCTTTAAAAATTTCTTTTGCTTTTGCTAAATCCTCAGAAATGACATTGCCACTTAATGACCATGCTTCTCTGAAATGTCTATCAGATGGCTTGGTTACTGTTGAAGCATCAACCTGATTACCATCTTTATCTACTATAAATGTTGTCGGCATTTTTTACTCCTTATGCTACTTCTTGATTGGCATTTATTTTTTCATCAATTTTCCAAGCATTTCTCCACTCTCTTGTACTTGGTAGTTGATCCTTTTTACAAATAACTAATCTTGGTTGATTAGCTTTCTGATACTCTCTCCATACTCTTTGAGGTATGTCTTTCATTATTAAATATTCGATAGCTTGCTCTTCAGTCATCGCCTCTACTGGTTTAGTCTTATGTAATAAATAACCTCTCGTATGCTTCTTGAAGTCAGGCTTCGCTTCATCTTCTTGTAATGCCCAATAAACTTCTACTGGTGGTAATATGCCACCTTGTAAAGCACAAGCCATCCAGTTTGGATCTGGCACAGTAACTTTTGCACACTCCTCAAGATTGTCAGGATCTTGCCATACAATCCTATAATCAGATTGTTTAGCTTCTAAATTTTCTTTTGCCCAACACAATCTATCCCAAAGATGTGTTCCCTGAAACTCTGGTGTTTTTGTCATTTAATCCCCTATACAATAACTAATGTTCCATTAATGGTGAGTGTTGCACCTGAAGCTACTGTTAAAACCCCTGCACATAAACCATTCGTATTTGTTGCAACTGTAACTGATGTATTTAACTCATTTTCATGCACCCTGATAATGTCACCAAGTCCGCCACCGCTTTCACCCAAAAATGAACCACCACCTGCATTGCTGAAACTCAATGTGCCTGAACCATTTGTTACAATAGCCTGACCATTTGATCCATCACCATCAGGTAAAGTAAATGTTGTTGTTGTTGTTACTGAGGATGGTGCTTGAAACTTTAGTTGATGGCTGTTGTCATCATCCTGAAATGATAAAACATCTAAGCCTGATGTACCTGCTGAGAAGTCTTTGAGATGTGACATGACCTCTCTAATCGCATTGTTAACATCCGATGGTAGCATGGAAGATTCTTGAAGATTTACCCCACCAACATCGGTGTTATTTGTTGCTGTAGCATCATATTCTGTAAGTTTATCTTTTGACATTATTCTGCATCCTTTATTGTTAATGTTCCTGCTTCTACTTGTCTTAGTATTTCTGCATAGTGTCTGTTATCGGAATCAAGTGGTATAAACATTTCCTCATTATCAATAGTAGCTTTTATACCTACATTATCTGTTCCATTAATTTCTGTGTAGTATTGTGCTAATTTAATATTCATATTATCTCCTATAACTCTGCGTCATATCTAAGTGTTGCACCTTTTAAATCTAAACCTCTACCACCAGCACCAGTACCAGTTTGAGTAAATAAAATTCTTGCACCTGAATCAGTAATACTTTGAGATGAATTTAATCCAGTAACATTATAATCTGCTATTCCATCTGACGCTGTTCCACCAGATATATAAGTAATTGTAGGAGCACCTCTCATCTTTACTGGAAATGTTGTACTTGTAATAGGTATTGTTCCACTTCCACCAAAACAACCTGAATAATAAAAAGCATCTTGAATTGTGTATCTTCTGCAAAGTAAAAGTTCTTCCCCAAATGACCTATGCTCAAATGGTGTGGCTACAGAGCCTACTTCCATCTGTAAGCCAGTTATTGCCCAATCATTAGATGTTGAAGCGAATAAATTGGTTTGACCTACAAATCTATTTGCGTCTACTGAAGATGCCCAAGTCGTTCCTAAAGTTCCACTTGTGCGATTTGTTCCAGATGCTAAACAAAAATTAAGTAACATAGATGCAGAATTGTCATTATCAAGTGTACCAGAGGTATCACCCTCAAAAGTTATTGATTTAAACTCCCAAGTATCAGCACTATTTATTGTATAAGATTTATTTAATATTCTTGAATTATCAAAATCAAACATCTCCAAAATATAAGTACCAGTTGTAGTAGATTTCACATAAAAAGAAACAGTCACACTTTCTGCACTTGATGTGCCTTTTTTTAATTGCTGTAAATCTTGACCCTCAATTATATGACCTAAACACATGGTACTAGCAACATTCAGACTTGATTCTGCTGTAGTAACATCAATTTTTACACTTTTCGCAAATCCAGTTGGTGCATTTGAATCTTGTGACATGGTGTATCTGCCAGTATTCATAGTAAAACCACCTCTCCACCTATCACAAACAAAAACACCTGCCGAACCACCCAATCCAGTTGAACTTGTTCCTCTTTGTGCCACAATTGCTGAACCATTAATTATGATGTTTCTACGACCCCCAAACTGTCCACCATTTAGACTGGATGAATTGATTGGAACTGGACTTGCTGTTGTGCCTAATTCCCCATCTTTGAGTGTTACACTATCAATAGCAACTCCATTGGTTGATGTTTTTTCATTAATTGTGTCTGTAGACATGGCTGTAAAACTTGGACTTGTTAATGCCTGACTTCCAGTATCCATGTTTTTTAAATGTGCCATCAACTCTCTAATTGCATTGTTGATGTTTGAGGCAGGACAATTTTCAGCAATATTTATACTGTTTATGTCAGCATTATTTGATGGGGTGCTGTCATATTGTGTGATATTTGTTTTAGCCATTTTATCTCCTGTTCATTCCTAAAAAGTTTGCATCTTGGTAATTACCACCTAACAACCCTCCATAAAAAGGTGATCCTCTTCCTATTACTGGAGCAATGCCTTTTGTTGTTATATTTCTAATTAAATTTGTGCCAATTGGACTGTATGCAGGTACAGTTAATCCTGCTCCAATTCCAGTTGCTAATGGATCAATCATTAGACCGCCACCAAATAATGCACCGCCAAGCATTTGTCTAGTACCAGTACCAGAATCAGGTAATCTTTGTTTAATTACTTGCTGTCCTGCTTCTACAATAGGTTGCATTTCGGCTTCACCTTTTGCAAAAGATTTTTTTCTTAAAGTTTGATCACCACCCCTAATTTGCCTGAGAATTTGATCTGCTGTAAATTCGCCACTTTCTGAAGCAATGACTGCCCTTTCGACTGGTAATAGCCTTCTAAAACTTTTGTCTATTGCATCTAATGCCTCTTTTTGTGCAGGATTTGTCTTTTTTAAAACATCTGCCATAGATTGCTCAATAACTTTAAAACTAGATGCTATGTCTTTATTAATTGGCTCTGTACTTTTATTAAATTTTCTAACCTCTGCTCTTATCTGCGACATTGCCTGTTTATAGTTTTGACCTGATATGTTACCTGCATTATCAAATTTTGAGTAAATAATTCTATCAATTTTTTCTAAAAATGTCTTTTGTGCATTGCCAGATAGTGATTCTGCTTCATTCAAAATTGCATCATCAAATCTGGATTGTAATACATTTCTGGATGGCATTTTTAATTTAGGCAAAATTTTGTCGTACTGGTTTGAAATAATATCCGCTGTTTTAGCATACAAATTCCTGCCTTCAACACCTTTTAAAACTTCTTTTGCATTCACACCAAGAGGCTTCATTGGTGCTAAAACTTCTTGAAATATTGCTTTATCAAATTGTTGTTTTGATCTTTGCATTGCACCAGAAATAGCTGATCCAACAAATGGCACAGAAGTTAATGCTTCCTCCGCTTTTTTCAAACCACCACCTACAGTCTGTCCAACAGTAGGTGAAACTCCTCTTTTAATGAGTTCTTTTGCTCCTTCTGTCGCATATGGTGCAACCTTTTGTAATGTTCCACCAGTAAGGCCACCAATAGTTCCGCCAATGGCTCTGTCTACTGGATCACCACTATCTGTAGCACCTGCTCCATATAATGCACCCATTGCTCCTGCACCTTTGACAGCACCAACACCTGCTTTGGCAAGTCCAACACCACCTAATAATGCTGTAGGTAAACTACCAACAATTTCCGATCCATATGCATATAATGGTTCTTGCTCTCTAAAAGATTTTAGATCAGATCTTATATCACTTACTGTCTCATTATAGGCTGTGTTGAAATCTTTACCCTCTACAAACTTAGAATATAATCCTTTAGCAAATCCTTGTATTTCATCAGCAGTACCAAAAGTCAATCCTTGTAAAGCTGACTGAGTAATACCTTCGGCCAAACCAACTGGATTAGTATTTTGTGGTTGAGGAATTCTATTTTCACCTATTAATCTAGCTTTACCCATTAATCAATTACTCCAATTTGTCCATTTAAAATAAAAAACTGCCCTGACTTTAACCTATTTTCTGCATCGTCTAAGGATGTTACTTGTATTGGTTGTAAATATGATCCTGCAATGGGTAGTTTTGATTGCACCACGTTCTTAGGATCTAGATTATATTGACCTGCTAAATTTGTGTATGTTGTCTCCAATTGACCTTGAGAAAATACATATTGTTGAACTTGTTGTTCAGCACTCTTTAAAAAGTTCTTTCTTTGTGTTTCTGTTAGTCTTTCACCTTGTAAAAGTCTGTTGTAAAGACTTCTAATTCTTTCACCTACACCACCTGTGTTTTCTGCGGTAGCAAACTCACCCTCTCTAACGACTGAGTTTGGATCTATTGTTTTCATAAAACCAAAAATTAAAGCTACATCATTTGCACCTGATGGTTCGGCTGTCGAGGCTCTGGCAACTTTGTTAAATCCTTTTATTGCCTCGATGTTTAATTTACTTTCTTTTATAAAACTATCTCTAAGATTTTTTTCTTGAGTAAATGCAGTTTTAAGATCTTCTTTCTTAGATTTTTCAATACCTAACTGCATTTCTTGTACTTTATTAATGTAGTTAGCCAGATCAAGTTGCGATTTAAGACCTGTCATCTGTTGTTTAGCAAGTCTATCTTCTTGCCCTTGCATACCTTTTAAAAAGGCCTGTGTTGCAAAACCTAAACCCTGACCTAATGTAGGAGCAGGTTTACCAACCGATGCACCGCCTAGTTTTAATAATTCAGATGAAGCATTTAATGCACCTACTGTTCTTGGATCTCTAAAAGAAGCACCTAACAAACCAGTTGCTGTACTGTCTTGATTTATCGCACCTACATTTGGTGTTAAAAGCGAAGGTGTTCTTCTATCTTGTGGTAAACTTCCAACATTTGTCATTTGTCTTACAGGTATAGCTGACCCATCTCTGGATTGTATATTTTGATTATAAGACATATTATTTGCACCTAACAATGAGGGCATTGCATCTATTTTGACAGGACTAGGAAAGTTTTGATCTTTCACTAAAGCATTAATTGGAAGTCCTGTATTTGGATTTATATTTCCTAATAAATAATCAATTGGTCTCATTATGCCATCCCTAATAATCCACCTGCAACAGCACCAATGGCAGGATTAAAACCTGCAAGTTGTGCAAGTTGCGCCCCACCCAATCCACCACCGAGGGCAGATAATCCTCTGTTTCTAAATACAGGCTGTATTGTTTGTGATCCTACTGTACCGCCACCAACTAATGACAAGTAATTTGCTAATCTTTGATCATCAACATTTTGCTCAAAGTTAAATCTATCAATATCCGATTGCAATTGAGCCATTGCATCGGCTTCTCTTGCACCGCCAACTTGTGCTAATTGTTGGGCATCAAGGTTTTGTACACTTGGTGCTAATCGTAATGCATCCATTTGTGCCTTGTAGGCAATTGGTGCTAAACCAGAAGCTAAAGCGGATTGATTTGCTCCTGATCCATATCTACCTGCTCTTGAAAATTGTGAAGCTACAGTATCAACAACAGGTTGAAATGCCATGCTCATTAATGGGTTAGTTCCTGCTAAATTCTGACTTACAACATTTTGAGCCTGTGCTGTCAAACTGTTTGGATCTAATGCTCTGTCTCTTACCATACTCAAGGCCATTTCACTTTCTGGTGAAAAACCAACTGTTGTTGGAAATGGGTAAAAGTTTGGCTCACCAGTATCATATCTTTGTTTTGCTTCACTTAGACCAAATTCCAAAAATGGTTTGGCATATGATGGTGGCTCAACTTGTGTATTCACATTTTGCTGACCGCTTCTTCCGCCTTTGCTCATACTATATTTCCTTTACTAAAGTTATTGCTGATGGTTTATAGTCTTTTAAAACTCTTTCCCATCCTCGTCTGCCATTGATTTCTACACCCTCACAGGAATAAAACTTTGACCAATGTATAATTTTTTTTTCTACCTCAAGCAGGGTTTTTAATTTGCCCCCTGCCAACCAAAACCTTAAAACTCTTCTTTTCGGATAATCAATTATTTCTGTAATAATTGCACTATCTTTAAACGACCAAAACTGAGCATCACCCTTTTGACACATCATCAGTACATCCTCTGGAGAATGACTATCATGTGCATATTTTAGGGCATTTTTTATCCAATCCCTACACCTTTGAAACTCAGCCAAAAATGACGTAGTCAAAGGATCTTGTGGTTGTAGCACTCGCATGATTTAAAGTTGCCTGTCCTTTTTGTCTTGCTGTAACATGAATGTTTACTGATGAGGCATCTGATGTTGTTGGCATAAACAAAATCACACTATCCTCACCAATCCTGTCATCACTTAAAGTTGTCGTTGCTGAACTATTTGTAAGTGTAACAGATCCAGTCGAATTTACTTTTCCATCCAGTATATTGTTTACAACATTAGCTACATTTCTTGGATTATCGCCAAGTGATGACAGTCTTCTGTAATTACTTATTCTGGTCATCTTCTACCTATTGCCTGACCTTCAATATCAAATCCTTGAGCAAAATCCCAAAAACCAGATATATTCATTCTTATTCTGTGAAACCTGCCTTGTGATCTATGCTGAACAAAACCTTCATCAGTCAATGAGTTTGCTGTAGAAAATGTCACATCATTGTCTTGCCTATCTCTTGCCCCAACCTGAACTGTGACAGATCCATTTTTAAAATATGGAACTGATCTTGTAACCAATGAATGTCTACCTTTGTTAATCGCAAATTCCGATGTTTCTATAATTGCACTCAATGGCTGTCCTGTAAATGAAGAAATTCTTTTGTCTACAGATCCACCAAATAAAAATGATCCACCTTTATATAAATTACTATCTAATGGCGCAGGTAATGAATCCAAGTTACTTGCCAAGTTATCTAATGCTTCTAAGGTATATCCTGCTGTAAAAAATGGTGCAATAAAATCTACTGACACATCTGCAAGTGACCATCTTTGTATGGCATAGTTATAAATTAAAAGTCTATCTGGGGTCGTGCCAGAACTATTTGTATTTGACACATAAGACCAAACTACAATTTGATTTGTTGGATCAACTGCACAACTTAATTTGTCGCTGAAAGCTGAATTAAAATCATCAAAGAAAAATTTGTTTACTTTCTCTGCTCCAATCGGAACTGACTTGCCACCATCAAAGGCATAAAATCCATCGTCAGCTAAATAAAAAACAGTATTACCAATATTGGTTACTGACCCTGAAAAAGCACAACCTCTTGCAGTCTCAACTTTATCAATTTGATAGATAAGAGGTGTTCCTACATACGAAGCTCTAACAATTGCCTTTTCCATTAATATGGTGGCATACTCACCACCAACTAAACCAGTTATTGCCCCTGCATCAGGTATGTCTTGAAAGTCTGCCTGATCAGTTCCAACAGTCCATTGTGTAGAATTATTTATTGCAGACCATCTTGCTCTAAATGGTATTCGGCCTGACCCTTCATCTATATTGGCAGTCCACACCTGATCTCTAACTACAGCAATAAATTCAGCTTTTGGTGGAGATCCGCCAAGGTCTCCAAATGCTGTATCCGTACCTAAAGTAAATTCTTGTAAACTTTCACCTATACCACCTGCAACAATGACACTTGTACCAAATTGCACAAATCTCCAAGTTTCTGCATCTGATAAAGAATAACCACCGCCTTTACTTATGTCATCGAGGTTTGAAGTTCCTGAATTAAACTCATACAACTTACCTGAATCACCTGCAAAAAGTTTTACGTTTCCAGAATTGTCTTTAGCTGAAAATATATTTTTTAAAACATTTGTAGCCTGATTGCTAACATTACCTAAACTATTTAAAGATCTATAGCCTTCTAATGCAGGTATTACGTTTTGAGCAACTGTTACACCTCTGTTTTCTAAATCTGGCTGATCTGGTAGCCATTCTCCAAACTTAATCATTGTATAAAAAATTCCTCTTCACCTTTAGACCTGATAGACCAAACTTCAGATCCTTGAGTGATTATTGACCATGTTTCATTTTCTGAATCAATGTTAGTCCAATCTTCACCTAAAACTTTTGCTGTCACAACACCTGTTGCCACCACATTTTCTGATGCTGAAACATTTGTTGTAAATGTAGCATTAGCTACAACAGTTGCCTCTGTAGATGCTGAAGCTGTAGCTAGAACCACTATGTTTGCAGAAGCAGTTACTGTTGAACTTACAGATGCTGATGCAGATACTTGCTGTACTCTTGTTGCATTAGCCGAGGCTGTCGCAGTAACAGATCCTGAAGCATCAACAACAACTTCAAATGTAGCAGTTGCATTGACTGTACCTACAGTTGCAACATTAAAACCAAATGTTCTAATCCTTGTTGGTGTAGCTGATACAGTTGAACTGGTTGATTCACTTGCTGTATAAGTTCTTACCCTGACACCACTTGCAGAAACTGTCGCACTAGTCGAAACTGAAGCAGAAAATTCAATAGCAAATTGTATTTCTGCACTTGCTGTTGCTACTGTTGCTACAGATGCAGTTCCCTGTCTAACTTGCAGACTTGCAAGACTATCAAGGTTTCCAAAAGTATTTAAGCTGTCTAATACACCCCAACTATCAAGTTGTTCTAATGTTGGATTATTAAATTCAACTTTTAATAAGTCTGCATCAATATCCAGACTTCCTGATATTTCATCAATATTGGAAGTGATTTGGTCTAAATGCGGTATTCCTAATGGCATTTAAAACCTCTAGTTTGCTGAAATAGTTAAAGAACCACTCGCTACTTTTAAAATGTCACCTGTTGCAATTGTTTTAGCTTGAGTAAAAGATCCATGAAATAATAAATTACCACTTGAGGAAGCATCAAAAATGCCCCAATGGCTCACCGATCCCCAACTTCCTGAAGCAGGGTCAAACTCAACTGAAGCATTACTTGCAATTGATCCTGATGAAGCAGAAGCAAATGTAATTGCTTTTCTACTGTAATTGTTTCCTGTAAGTTCTGCACCACTTGCATCGTCACCTATACTTCCAGTAGCCAATCCTAAATAAACTGCGGATGGTGCTGATGTTGATGCAGTTCCTGTAAAATGATCTAGAAATTTTAACTCTAGATAATCACTCATTGCTGACATAATTTATCTCCTAACTTGCTGATGATGATTGTCTTGCATAAACTGAACTAATATGAAGAGACCCAGTTCCGTAATGACTTCTTTGTTCATCTTTCCTGATTTCTTCAATTGCCCTTGTGAATTTTGCATCATAAGTTGATGCTCTGGCCTCATCCATTAAGTAGGTGTAAGCCTCAACTAAAGCACCTGACAAATATGCATCTGGATGCCTTGTTAATAATTGATTGACTGTGTTTGTATCTGACAGGGCAGACAAACCGCCAATGTAAATAATTTCTGCTGTATATGTGCTGTCTGGTATAGGCCTAAGTTTCATCTCAGCACCAACAATAGAGTATGACAATGGTTTACCTGTTGATGCAGATGGAAAGTCTTTGTCTAACTGAATTGGACTTTTATAATCCAAAACTGTATTTGGTGAAGTATTTAACTTAACTTCTCTAACTTCCCTTAAATCTGATGGCAAGGCAATATACTCATCACCAATAGTCAAAGTTGCATTGGCTCTTTTTTCCTGATCTCTACTCTCCAGTTCTCTTGAAAGCCTAGCTTCTGCAAGTTGAATAAAATCTGGAATTTGATCGGTTAAATCAGTTCTAGCTAAAAAATTAGCAACTGCTGTTTTTAACTCGCTGTAAGTTGATATACTCATACTTTACCGCCATTTGTTCTAAAATATCTGTTATCAATATCATTGAGCCACTTCTTCCACTTTTTTTGGGCATCTGGATCTTTTTTTGGATCACCAAATTTTTTCATTAAATCCATGTAAATAAGTGAAGGTATTTCCGCCACCTGTTGCCAATGCCTCTGAGTATTGCCAATCAAACTGTTTTTTCTAAATTCATTTTGCCTGATTTTATTGGCCTCAAGAACTGACTTAATATGTTGTTTTTCTTCAATAGTATAACCCCCATCTGGGTTGTCATGCATCCAGATTTCTTTTTGTGAGTAAGGGTTTTTTTCAATTAATCTTTTCATACTGACCTTATAAAAGGGAGGCCGAAACCTCCCCAGTTATCATAATTATGATCCATTTAGACCGATCACAGAGGCATGAGCCTTCGGTGCTGTCGGCATATATGTCCACTCATATACAATTTGGTGTTTGAAGCTATCACCAGTTTTGGCTAACTCTGTCTCAATGAAATTTCTTCCATCAAGATTACCAATCATAATATGATCAGGATCAATAATATGAACCTTATCGTTTGACATAAACCTACTCATTGTAAGGTCTAATGTACCAAAGTCATTCATCATAACACTTACCGCACCAATGAATGATGGAGCAGTATTTGCTGATGTATTAACTTGGTTTGTTACAAGATTTGTACCTGCCTGTGACAAGTCTGAGATGTTGGCTTTGTTTGTTGAAGAACAAAGTAACATTCTTGGGTTACCCCCATCATCCCATGCCTGTTGCATAGCATTGTCAATCTTCGCTAAAGTAAGCGGTTGTTCAGTTCCAGTTAAATCACAACTGTTTGCTCCATCTCCAGTTCCAAAAGAAATGTCTGATGGTGAAGCATCACCATTTGTAATAAATGTTACAAATGTAGCTGATTTTCTAGGATCTGATCCAGACTTTGCTACGTTAAGATCAGTAACAATCTTCTCAACGTCTCTTCTTAACTCAAGGCCTTTTAGGACTTTCTGATAAGCAGTTTCTCTGTCTCTACCTGCCTTATCAACAGCCTCTAATGTTCCAGAAATCTGGAAGTCTTTGACTGAGATTTGAGTATTGTTAGTTAATCTAGTAGTCGCTGTTGGTGTTGCAAAACTTGCATCTGCACCCTCATTGACTGAGTTTTGACCTGCTGAAGCCAACTCCTGAACTTGCCATTCAGTTAGTGTTGATTTTACAGTAGTCTTCTTTGCTGTAGAGAAAAAAGGTGTCTCTGTAGTGTCAAGCCGATAAATAATATCGGAGAGATCTTCTCTTTCACCTACCGCATTAGCTGTGGTAAATTGTGCCATTTTAATTTCTCCTTATTGGCTATTTTTATTAAGTAGCAACTCAACAGCATTATCGATACTGCTGTTTGCTATGAACCTGTCTCTAATCTTTTTATTTTGATTAGCTACAATTTCATTTTTAGTTTTAGGAGTTCCTGCTTTTACCATCCTTGGTGCTTTCTTTACTTTCTTCACTAAGTTTGGTTTTTTCTTCATAAGATTATCGTACTTCATAGCTTTCCTCAATGCGACAATTGCCCTGTGATCAACAGCATTAGCTATCTCATCATCAGTATAACCCATTGCAGATTTAGCATATGCAACGACTTCTTTTCTTTCATCCGCCATGACCTTTTCATTTTTCCATTCTGGAATTTTGTCCAACATATTATCAAATTCGTTTTTCATATGCTGTTGAAACTTGATCACATTTTCTTCTTGCTCTCGTTTCTTGACTTGGTCTATCTCAGCCTGAACTTTTTTCCTCTGATCCTGTCTTATTGACCAATCAGTATAGATTGCATTAAATTCTTCCTGAGTTCTGGTTTTTCGCAGTTCATCCCAATCAGGCTCTTGGACTTGTAAACTTTTTTCAAGTTCCGCCAACCCTTGCTTATACCTACCCTGCAATTGCTCCGTTTCAGCTTTTACAGCCTCAAACGACTTACGTTCATTACTGAGTTTGTTAAGTTCTCGATGAAATTTCTTCTCCCTCATATGACCAGATAAAGCCTCATCCAAGGTTACCTGTTCCTCTTCACCATCTACTTTGATAGTGTAGAGTTCTGGGGTCTCTTCCTCGACTTCCTCTACTTCATCTTCCTGAGAAGTTGTGTCTTCTACTAAATCACTTTCATCGGTTTCTACCTCTTCAGTTTCCTGAATGGCTTCCTCTTGCTCTTCGGCTTCTGACACTTGAGCCTCTTCTGGCTCGGCTACACCACTTTCTGGAGTTACCTTGTCGGCTTCCAATGGTAATAGTAAATCTACTGCTGACTTTACGTCTAAATTTTCATTCTGTTTTTCCATAATTACCCCTAATTATATATATTTTTTCTGCCAACCAGTTCATCTAGCTGACTTTGAGCCAATCTTCCATTGGCACTTAAATTTGCAAATGCATTTTTTAAGGCCAACAAAGATTGATAAAGATAATAAATTCTCTCCCTTTCTTCATTATCTTGCATCTTTGACATTTTCCATGCGGTCAAAAATTCTTCTTCCAAGTTTTCAAATACCTCATTAAACATTGGATTTTTTGTCAGGGCATCAACCTGCTTGCCCTTTTCTACTTCTTCTCTAAGTTTTCCATCTCTTGCCACTATTATCCTCCAAATGGTGTAAAGCCTAGTAAGTTAGGCGGTTTTTTAAAAATAGATGGCCTTGTGCCAAACCTATTCATAAAATTTGTGTTCATAGCATTATAGTCAAACCCCTGCGGAACATTCATAGGTGCTTGATTTAGCAATGAATAATTTCTTACGAACATTTGCCCACCGCCTTCTGGTGGATCTTTTGGTGTACCTACTTCATCATCAGTTTTGGTTTTAAGCCTACAGGCCTGTAATTGAGTATCAAATACATATCCTTCAGGGCATTGGCTTTTGCCTGTCATCTGGTTGACAACAGGTGGAGTTACATTTTGTGTTGTGTTGTCTCCATCATCAAAAACAGATCTGTTTGGATCAAATTCTGATAACCCTGTATAAACTTTAACGTCTGGTAATAAATTACTCATAAATGCAGGTAATGCTCCAAATACTGGGGCATCTCGCATATTACCCATTACACCTACAATACGACCATCATTTAAAACAGCATCACCGCCTAAAGATAATTGTTTACGAACACTATCCCTTAAACCAAATATATCTCCTGCTCCTAGTTGAGGATCTAATTCTGCACTTCTTGTTGTAAATGGTGCATTTATATCTGTAAAATTAGGATTAGCATCAAAAAAATCTTGTTCTCTTGCAAAATCTTGTCTGTCTAATACGTCTGGTAAATTGGCTTGAATATTATTTAAATTTGCTCCCAATGGATCACCAGACATAAATCTATTTTGTATATCAGCCTGACTTGCCAGATAATCATCTTTTGCTTGATCACTAGCAAAACCTAAAGATGCAGAAGTATCTGCACCTCTTCCTCGTGCCTCTATAGTTTCATCTGATTCAAATCCTTCATTTGAGTTATCTGCACTTTCACCCATTGTATCTCCTAACTTTTTGCATAGCCAACTTTTTTCTTTGCTGACCTATACCAAAATCCTTTAATATTTTTGCCATATGTTTTTTTAATAAAATGCCTCATATTTCTGACCATGTATCCAGTTTGTCCATATGGCGCAACAAACTCGGCCAACCATAAATTTTTACCTGACTTCCAATCATTTGGCTGTATCTTGTATTGACCTGTCAATAACTGATCTAAAATTTTATCACTTACCCATGCCCAACAACAAAAGCCAAGAGGATGAGAATTACTATACCAAATTCTGAACTGCCCATGATATAGTGGAGGACTAAACACCCTCTTGACTTGGTGTAGCTTCCAATGATGATGGAATTGGGAAGCTACTATTAGACTTAATACGTCACCAAAATGGTTTCTAGTTTCTTGGTAAATTGGTTGAGATATCGCTGTCTGTGACTGCTTTTGCAACTCTGAGTTCTGCTTCAAGAGCCATCTCCTGTCTTCTAATATCAAGTCTGGCCATTGCCTCTTCTTTCTTTAACTCGATTTCTGCCTGTAACTTTAATCTATCCAGTTCTATTTTAGATTCGAGTTTGATTTTTTCGGCTTCGATTTCCGCTTGGATTTTTTCGATTTCTGGATTTGGTTGTTGCTGTCCTTGTTGTCTTTGGGCAATTTCTGCTTGTACGACTTGAGGCGGTTTGAAAAACTGGTCGGCATCTTTGAAACCAAGAACATCCACCATTTGTCTAAGTGTATTCGCATATTGAGCCAAGTTACAAATCGGATTATCAACTCCCAGAGTTTGCAGAATAACTTCTTGCTTACTTGCAATGCCTTGGAGAATAGAGACTTTTTGTTCATCATTAGCTGTTCCTAACCCTACATTTACAATTATATCAAAACCGCTTGAGCCTTCTTGCGGATCAACAGGTACAAACTTATTTCTAAGTCTGACAATTCTTGGCTGTTGCTGATAATTTGTAATTAGATGAAGTATGCCCCTAAACAAGTCTTTCATGCCTGTCTCGGCAATTGTTCTGGCATAACTTTCAACTTTTTGTTGTGATCCCTTTACTGTAGCCTGTACAGCAGAAGCTGTAGTAGACTGCAACACAGATGGATCTAAACCCTGTGTTTGTCTTGATACACCAGTCCTGTCGGCTTTTACTTCATCAAGATACTGCATCAATGGCTGTATTTCTCTACCTACACCCTGTGCCTGTAGAGGCTGTACAGCACCTGCATTTCTAACCCTGATAATACCACCTGCTGTGCCATCAAGTACATCATCCAGATTTGTTTGGCCTTCTTGTACTATCAATCTTGGTAATACTGAGTGATAGGTACTATCCAAATATTGTCTCATTAATGTGGTTTTTATTGTCTGCAAGTCTTCGGTTGCATCAAATATAGATCGGCCAACCAATCGATGAGGCATAAGTATTGGAGATACAACAGCAAACGGAATGTAGTCACATACGTCATTCTCAAGTATTACGTCACCACTATCACCGATAGCTAGTATCTGTCTTAGTTCTGCAATTCCATCACCATCATAATCAACTTTCATTGTTATCTGGTTTACAATTACATCCTTCTGGCTGTCATCCTCTGGATCTCTATAAGTACCGCCCTCAATGTCTTCAAACCTTCTTTGCTTTTCTTCTCTTTCCTGACCGCCATATACATCCCCTGCATACTGTTCGACCAACTCCTGATCGTAACCCATGCTTACTAACTCGGATACAGTCATTTGTGTTCTATGACATATGAAGTAACAGTCTTCTAAACTTTTAGCATTCTTGTTAAAAATAAATTCTTCAGGTGGTACGTTTTCTAATTTTACCCTTCCAGACTTTTTTCTAATTCTCACCTTCATATTATAACTAGATGTAACTTCGGTCTCTTCACCATCATTAGCTATAATTGTCTGTGTGTTTTCTTTTTGTGATACAACTTCAATATCTGGATTTGCCAGTAAGGTAACTAATTCTTCATCGGTAATGTCATTATATTCAGCCTCTTCGACCTCATAGCTTTCATCCCAACCAAATTTAATTACACCTAACTTGAATAATAAACTATCTTTAATAAACGTATGAATGACCCTGTAGCCATCGTTATCCTGATTTATGATGTAATTAACATAATCAGTTAATTGATCGGCTCTCTCGGCATCCTCTGGCGTTCTAGGGGCATATCTGACGTATTTATCTGATGATGTAAATATTCTCATCAATGAAGGCATTAATGTTTCAACTACATCTGCAAAATCATGACTTACGACTGAACTAAATCCATCTCTTTCATTACCCAATGGCTCACCAAGGTAATAATCAATGGCCTTCATTCTTGCATCAGCAAATTCTGTCTCAAAATAGTTTTGTGCCTGTTGAATTTCAGACCTAATAACTGATCCTAATTCATTTTCATCCATTTTTGGCATTTTACTTCTTCTTTTTAGTTTTCAAAATTGCTTGTTGCAGTTTTTTTGGTAATTTTTTCTGTTTTGCGGTCAAACCATTTGATTTTTTCTTTTTTTTAATCATTTTTTGCCCCTTTTCAGTATTGTTTTAACTTTTGCCTTCGGATTTGCTCTTTTTCTAGCTACCGCAGACTTAATTTGTGATTTTGTCATTGATTTAGCCTTGGCTGTCGGCACACACTTTGGATATCCTCTTTTGCTACCCTTTGCCTTTTTCCTGCCACACTTCTCAAACCCACCACCTTTTTTAGGTGCTGATATATCAACCCACTTTTCTTTCTTGAACCACTTAGTCAGTCCGCCTCTTGGTTTAGCCATGACTAACCCTTCTTTGTCCTGTATCTACCACCTGCTTTTTTATATTCTCTAACCAAATATGCATTTGCATATGCTGACGGATAGACATCAAATTTGGCTTTAGTCTTAGCTTTTATCCTTGCATACAAACTAGGATTTGTTGGTACTGCTTTTGACTTTGATGTTTTTTTCTTTTTCTGTGCCATCAATTTTCTCTATTAAGTTTTTTTTGTTTTGATCAATTTCATCATTTACGTCACATTGACCTGTTTTTCTACACAATTTAGGTGTTACACACCCCTTGCATAAAACCATTTCTAAAACTGGTGCATCTTTTTTTGGTCTTCGATAAGTTCTAATTGCATACATTATTTTTTCTTCTTTTTTTCCTCTGGTGTTTGCCAGAAATATTCATCAGTATCACCTAGTCTACCCCAATCATTTCCATTTTCAACCTGATAATATTCAGTTGAAACTTTGAAGTCTGGCATTTTTGGTTCTTGAGGTGTTAAAGAATTATCGTAAACCCTCATTCTGTTGTTTGGATACAGGCCATACTGACCATTTTCCAGTTCAATTAAATTATGACTTTTATGTTCCGATGGTTGTTCACTTGTAGACCAGTCAACTTCATCAGAATTGTCATGATAGTTATCTAAGGTTGCAATATAGTAACCCTTCATTACACCATGATTTCTGGTAAATACTTCGTAATCCATTGAGCCAATAAATTGCTTATGGATACAGACAACACCATAATCCATACAATTCCAAAACTGTAAGTTTGGTAAATCCATATCAGGATCTGGAGTTTTTGGAGAACTCAGAAAAGCTGATATTGGTAGCTTATCAAACAATGCTCCATACTCAGGCAAGTAAGTTTCAAAGTAAAAGGCTCTACCTGCTAATGACTTAGCTGATACCCAAACCCCTTTGACAAACTCACCATGACCATCTTCATGATCTCTTAAATATTCTTTTCTTACCCAAACCTGAACAGCAGGTAAATTACAAATTAAGTTAGCCAAGGCTCAGATCCCAACACACATCTACTATCCATTAACACATAATCGCAGGTCAATTCATCACCAGACTTAATATCATGTAATGCCCTGCCATACTCATCGACATTAGGTTTACTGTCGTGGTTCATGTAAGGCTCATGCCCAAATGGTAAAACATATTTATAATCAATACCAAATTCGTATTCATATGTCATGTTTTTTACATATTGTTTTTGTGCCTCTGGCATATTTTCAATATATGTCTTCTCAAAAACCAAGTCATAATCTGGATCAAAGAAGGTAACACAACCACCTTTTTCAATATCTTGATCAGCTATAACTGTAATACCCTTGATCTCATCCCAACCAAGTTTTGTTTTGACATTAAACATTGCATGAAAATTATTTTATTTTAGCCTTCTTTTTTGTTTTTTTAGCAACCTTAGTTTTTTTAGCTATCTTAGTTGCCTCAAATGGAACTGGCTTTGGTAATTCAATTTCCATTTCTTCTACATTAATCTTACCCAACACACATTTTACTCTTGGAGTACATTTGCTTGGGTAAGGGCATACATCACATAAAATCATAATTATCCCCTATTATTTAAGTTAAAAGGCCATATGCCCTTAATTGTTCTGGACTTGCCCCTGTAAGCGATTGGATGTTTCTACGAAATCCTTCGGATACAGGTACTCTGTTACCAGTTTGTATCTGCCCACTATCGCCTCCTTGGTCACCTTTTCTACCTGATTGTTGTGTTTTTCCAACAGATCCTGTAGTTGATTGTCCAGAGAGATTTCTTGCAGTTCCGACAGTTCGTTTAGTTTGTCTATTCCTAAAGAATTGAGTACCTTCCTCGAGAAATCTTCGTGTAGCATTTTTTCTGACTGCATCTATTCCCTGCCATTTCATTATTACCAGATCTGGAAATCCAAACTTTTCATTCCATCCTTGGTTTCTCCATTGTGCCAACAACTTGCGGTATTTTTGCTCACTACCACCAAATTCTGGGTCTCTTACATATTTAGGATCAAATTTTACAGATCCAAGTTCTTTGAATCCAAATTCTGAATAGTAACTTGGCAAAAACCCATCTGGATATGCTTTTGATCTTACTGCATATGCATCGAGAACAGTAGCACCATTTTCAACACCTTTCAATATTGAACTTGGAACAGCTAGTCCTTTTGAGGCATATCCAAACTCATTATTCATTACTCCAACAATGGCTGTTTCATTCTTTGTTAACTCAGGATGAGTAAACCCATAATCGGCTTCATAGTCTGTATTTTTCTTTAAACCAAAATAAACTCTGCCATTTGTTTTATTATCACCTAGTCCATAAAACACAAGTGAGCCATCTTTTGCTCCATCCTGTATTTCTTTGAGACTGTATTTTGTTAGACTTTCAGATAAAATATTATCATCAAATCCATCAACAATTTCTATTGGTTTCAATCCGCCTTGATTGACTGGTGTTAATGTAGATCTCCAATTAGAATTTACTGTATCTGACAGCAATTGAGCATGACGAGCAGAATTTATATTGCCTAGTTTTGGCACACTCATGCCTCTGGCAATCTCAGGTGTAATTTCACCTGTTACATTTGACATTGAAAATGCCCTAACGTCAGATTTTTCTGGCTTTCCTAACTTCCTTCTTCCTGCAAACCATTCAGGAAAAATATTTTGTGCAGGTATAGGAGTTTGAAATTTTGCAACAGGCCTTCCTAAAACCGCATAATCATAACTTATATGTGGAACACCTCCAATATCAGAAACTTTTACAGGATTGGCTTTATCTAACTCTAGTAAAATTAAACTATCCATTGGATTTACACCTGCTTCAGCAGGATTAATTGTCTCTGCTACAATCCTTGGAATGTTCGGAGCATTTAAATCCCTTGCTCTACGACTGTTTAAAGCCTCTGCAAAATTCTTTGCAGTTTCAAAATCTAAACTATCTAAATATTCATTCAGTTTTGGTGAATTAAATCCTACAAAATCTTGTAATTTTTCAGCACCTTTTTTTGTTTGGCCTACAGATTTTATTAAGTTATCTAATTTTATTACATTTTCTGGTGTAATATTTCCTGCATCAATTTCTGCTTTTGTCTGATTACCAAATATCCTTCTCATCGTTTTATTTGAAACTTGTGAAGGCAATTTGCCAAAAGACTGAGGGTTCATAGCTGTTACTACAGCATAATCAGCACCTCGTTTTGTCGCTGATGTAGCTTGGCCTAATCCTAAATTTGCAAATGCAAGATTTTTATCTCTACTACTTTGCATCAAAGGATACTTTGACCCACCCTGTAAAGGAATGGGTGTTATTTGTACATCATCTAATCCTGAATAAAACCTACCTGCATCCATCAAATCCGCAGGAAAAGGTGTGATTTTTTTGCCAAGTAAATTCTCAACAGGAAATGCATCACTTCCTACAAATGGCAAATCATCCACAACCCTTATATCTTTTGCGGTTATGTTATCAACAGATTTTGCAGGTTTTGAACCTAAAGACAAACCTGATACATAGGGTGTAGCACCTAGTAAAGTCTCACCAGAAGTTAATAATCCATATATATCTCTTGTTAATCTTGGATTATCAGACAAAGAACCAATACCTGAAGCAATGCCTCTTTTACCTGTTTCATAAGTTCTGCCTAATAAATCAAAAGCATCAATAAAAGGTTGACTGACTGCCCTGTTAAAAAGTCCAAAAGTATTATCTTGAAATATACTTGGATATTCCTGAAACAAAGTAGTCGATAAATTAGGGGCATCAAATGGTGCAGTAATATTATAGTTCTGTTGCATTACCATTTTACCTTATGAGACCAGTATTTAGCTGACAATTTATCGGAAGTCTGACCATGCCTAGCATAATACTGCTTCCGCCTCATTTTATCTTTTTTCGTTTTAGGGTTTTTTCCTGCACCTGTTACACCCTGCTGACCAAACCTAATTGTTTTAATTTTATCTCCAACCTTCGCAACCACAATATGGCTCTTGGTTTTATGATTTGGTGTTCTCTTCGGTTTATTGTATCCAGATACCCCTGCCTTTTCTAATCTATAATCTTTTGCCATCTTAATACTTTACATTATTTTTTTTGTATAAACCCTTGATTTCCCAGGATATTTTATTATATAATAAATATAGGAGGCATCAATGATACTAGAAAATCTAAAAAAATTTGAAAAAGATATCACAAAATCTTTTACAAAAAACCCAAATAAATCGCATAGATCAAACTACATTAGGCTTTGGGATACTGCCATGAAGCATGAACTTTATGACAGTTTTAGTCCAGATGATCTAAATGATGTAATGAACAAATTAGAGAAAAAGAGGCTTTAGGCCTCTTTTTTTATATTATCCATGATGTATCAGGCCTAAAAACCTTCCTACTATTCCACCTGCCATATGATCCAGAGGCCAATGCACCCTGATCGGCA